TACATATTCGTACAAGGTAGAAACAGTAAAGTTTTGACCAGTAAGCAACGTGAATCCGGAGTCAATTTCTCACAACACATCTACTGGCCGTTACGCCACATGATGACCGGTGGAGCAAAGAATAGTAGCTACTGTGCGACATACGCAAACTGGGGATTCACTAACGATAAAGTACTCAATCGAGGAGTGTGGTCACCGATGAGTGGTTTTGCGGCAGCGGCGATGGCTAATACTGACGCGAATTTCAATCCTTGGATCGCGCCTGCTGGTTTCACCAGAGGGTTGATAAGCGGTGTTAGTGATATAGCATTTTATCCTAAACAAAAAGAGAGGGATCAATTGTACAAGCTCGGTCTCAATCCGGTCGCCAACTTTCCTAATGAAGGCTTCGCGATTTTCGGACAAAAAACCATGCAAGCTAAACCTAGTGCATTTGATCGTATCAATGTCAGAAGATTGTTCTTGTATCTACAAAAGGCTGTGATGAACACAGTCAAATACTTCGTATTCGAACCTAACACATTATTCACAAGAACACAAGTGTTGAATGTATTGAGACCAATATTCGAAGAGGTTAAAAATACACAAGGCATGTACGATTACTTGCTGGTATGTGATGATCGAAACAACTCTCCGGACGTAATCGACCGGAATGAACTTGTAGTTGACATCTATATCAAGCCTACTCGTGCAGCTGAGTTTATATTAGTCAACTTCTACGCAACAAGAACTGGTCAAGACTTCAGTGAATTGGTGTCGTGAGACTAAGTAATTAGGAGGAACAATTTATGCCAGATGTAAGACAAACAATATCAGATTTCTACAGAGTAGCGCAAGAAAGAGATTTCAGTCGTGACTTTCAGTTTAGAGTATTAAACATTCAAAGTGCTGACGGAAGCTTCACCATCACTGAAGATGATCTCGTATACGCCAAAGGTGGTAGTATACCAGGTCGTACGATTAGTGTAGCAGAAGTACCATACATGGGACTGAATTTTAAAGTCCCAGGTGGTGCTACATACACAGGTGAATATTCACTCACATTTTACAGTGACCGGGTTGATAGTTTACGAAATCTGTTGCTCAACTGGACTAGAGACACATTCGATGATGCAACCAGCACTGGTAATTATTTCATAGCCAAGGAAACATCAATTGTTGACTTGGTGCAACTTGACACACAATTGAACAGAGTGAGTCAATTCACGCTAGTTGGAGCATTTCCAACAAGTGTAGGTGATGTAGAGTATAATCCTGCAGGAACTGGAGCTCCAGTAGAGTTTCAGGTAACATTAGGGTACCAATACATCAGAAACGAGAAGTATCAATAAAATTTACCCCACCAACAACTAAGGACCGTCTTTTTAGACGGTCTTTTTTTGTGTACGTATTAAATAATAATAACAATGTTTGATGATATACGCAGAGTCGGTGAAAAAATCGATAACTTATTAGGCACGGATATATTCCCGTTCAATTATCCATTCAGTTATACTGAAAACTTCCTACAGAGTATGGAGAAGTGGGAATTCGCAATCCCCAACAAGTTCTTATGGATAGTAAACATCGAACCGGTGATTGACGCAACAATGAGTCGCGAGCAAACGAGTATACACCCGATACCACGATACATAAACTCACAAAGCATGTGGAATTATGAACCTGGTGGTAATGGTCAACACGCCGGCAATATAAACGCTCCTGGATCACGTGGACCTGAATGGAATATAGATCAAGGAAAGAGTGAGATAACAAGAGATCAATATTTGCGAACCGGTGGTGGTAAGCATGGGTGTATTCTGGCGCAAGGTGTTGTACTTCCTGGTGAGAGGTACGAGATCGGAGATGTTGCGATAAAGAACAACATGGGCTTCATCCCCGGGAAGTATGGAGGTAACAGAATGAGCATGCAGCCACTAACCGTACAGTGGAGAGAGACTAACAGAAGCTTTGTAGACCTTGTGATTCGCCCATGGTTGATACTAGCATCACATGTTGGTTTAGCCGCTCGTCCGCCCATGGACGGTCGTCATATCAAAGCTAATATAACTGTGGTACAGTTAGCTAAAACATATCAATACATACCGTTAGTACAAAGGAAAATCTGGAGATTTTACAATTGTGTACCGACGAGCATAGACAGTAAAGAACTGACATATCAGGATGGTAATAACTTTGATATATTTACAACAGAATGGCACTACACACATTATTCTATCGAGAGTCTACCTGAACAAGACATGAACGAATACATGAACAAGGAAGGATTCAAGAAATTCGTAAAAGACATGGCGAAAAAATTACTAAGCAAGAGTAAATCCTTTCAAAAATTACAAGGTAAACTAGCCAAAGTGGAACGTTTCGTCGACAAGGCCACGAAGATTAAGAAAAAGGTGGATAAAGTGTTGGGGTATTTGGGTGGAAGCGCGGGCAGAGGCATGCCAATGATAGGCCCGAGTGACAAACCACTAGGCCGCACAGCAAATGCCAGTTTCAAATCAGACACACCACAATAAATAACATATATGACCGGTGTGAGATTTAGTTACAATGTATACCTACCCACACTAAAAAAGTACGCGCGATTCTACGAATTCACTGGAGATCACTACCTAACGATAGCTAAACATATACAAAACAATGATGACACTCGAGTGTTGGAATTGTTCCAACAGATGATATCGGAGTTATGCTTAGATCCTACCACACTAGACAATATGACCAAGATAGACATGTTCTGTGTATTGTTGAACATGAGAATATTGTGTGTTTCTGATAAAATGGAGATGATGTTGAGATCAGATGATGAAGAACAACATCCACAGAAAATAGTATTTGACTTGTATGATATACTGGACAAAGTCACAAATTATGATGTAAAATACACTCAAAATATAAAAACTTCCCCAGAATGTAGTGTCAAGCTATCAACTCCACAGCAATTTATAACCACAGATACTGATGAGCTTATAATGTCTGTATTGGAATGTCTGTACATGTTTGGTAAACAATATAATTTCAAAAACTTGAGTACCAAACAACAGAAAATAGCACTTGACAACATGCCGGGTAATATTTTGACAGATATCACACGAGCGGTCAACAAGATAGATGAGAAATACAGCATATGTGTACTTAACCGAGATCAATTCAAGCTAGCCACAGAAGGAGACGTGATGGATTTCAATCTTCGAATGTATGATAATAGTTTTTATGAATTCTTAAAGTTGATATATGGTTGTAATCTAGAAGAGCAGTATTATGTGAGATATCTAATGGTGAAGCAGATGAGATTCAATCTAGATGACGTCGCGAAACACCCACCTTATGTGACTAACACATATATCAATCTGTATAGAAAAGAACTAGACGAACAGAAGAAACAATCTGAAAAGAATAACCAATCCACCGGTGGAATGTCATTACCACAACACAACTTCACACAATAGTGTTGAAAAATTAACCACCTGTAGTAAATATAGTATATGAGTGAAACTGTTGAAGTCAAACAAACGAACTTTAAAGAGATGCTGAGCACGATTAACAAGCTCAACCAACAACAAGTACAAGACATATTTATACCGTCATTAGGCAAAGAGGTTAGCTTCAATCCACTTTCCATAAAACAACAAAAATCGATTCTGTCATCCGGTGTAGATGTAGATATCGAGAGCATGGCGTTCAGTAACACCATGAATGGTATTATATTAGATAATTGTTTGAATAAAAATATAAAAATTTTAGCGGTTGACAGGCCTCTAATATTGCTACAATTGAGACAAAAATCACTAGGTAACAATCTAAAAATAACTGATGAAGATGAGATCGAACACACTATAGACCTGGAATCACATATCTCCAAACAACGAGAAAGTGGTATACATGTCAAAACAACATTTGATATTGAATCCAGTGGAATTAAAATTGAATGTCTTACACCGGATCTGCAAACAGATACTAAATTTAACAAGCAGTTTACAAAAGCAGTAAAAAAAGCAACTAACAACAAGTTGAAGTTAAATGATGTGATTGGAGATATATATGTATTCGAGATGGTTAAATATATAAAATCAGTTGGAGTGATGGACGACATGTTTGTTGTCGATCAGACAACTCAAGCGAGTCACCTGGTGAATTTGTTCGAGAGTCTGCCAATAAATGTGAGCTCAACACTTGCTGACGCTATAAAAGTTAGTAGAGAAATAGAAACTGCATCGATAACATGTGATACACTACCCGAAGGTGTGAGTATACCTATTGATGCTAGCATATTTACAGGTGATAACTAATTGGAGTCATAAGTAATTATGACTCATGGAAGAAAATCTAAATAAACTAATCACCACTTTAACTGGTCTGGTTGATGAGTTGAGGACTCAAAAAACCGGCGATGTTGTTGATCAGCAAAGATCAGAGAACAGCTTTCTTGACCCACTTGCAATAAAAAAGAAGGAGCAAGAAAATCAAGCGAAGATCAATGCTGAAGAATCTTCAAAAAAACAAAAAGAAGACAGAAAGAAGCAACCACCTGCTCCTAGGAAAATAAGAGCCGATGTAATGCCGGTGTCGATAGTGAGTATCGATCGGAAAGTGCTGAACAGTTTAGCTAAGATAATGCCGACATCCACAGCCTTGAAAGAGAAAAAGGAGGACCAACAACAATCGGATGATTTTAATTGGAAAACATTATTATTAGGAGGGGCTATAGGGCTTGTAGTCGCACCAGTTGTTGCACTCTTCGCATTCTTTGAAGAAATTGGGAAACAACAATGGTTTAAAAGGCTTAAAGGTTTTCTCAAGACTAAATTCTGGAAACCATTATCAAATTTTTTCATCCGTATCTCCGGATGGTTTGATACACTTAAAACAAAACTGGACCCAGTGTCAAAAAAGATTAAACAGCTGTTAAAAAATACCAGAAAGACATTCAAACCAATAGAAACAATACTCACAGGCATAAACAAACGGATTCAACCCATTATCAAATCCATGCAGAAGATGTTGGTACCTATTTTTGGTGACGGTAAGGGAAAAGCTAGTGTTTTTAAGAAGATTGGCGATATGTTCTTAAAAAACCCAGCATTTAAAGCTGTAACAAGCTTCGCGAAAGGTGTTGGGAAATTGTTAGGCAAATTATTTTTACCAATCACAGTGATATTTGGAATAATAGAAACTATCTCCGGTTTCATGAAAGGTTACGAGCAAGGAGGTGTAGCATCTGGCATCACCGGTGGTTTTCAGTCTCTATTTGAATTTTTAATAGGTGATATTATACGGTTTCTCACTAGTATACCAGCAAAAGTGCTAGAATGGATTGGCTTACCAGCCACCGGAGCGGCTCTCACAGCAAATGTGGAAGGCATGTTGACACAGGTGAATCAAATGATTGGTAATGTTGTTGATATGGTCGTAGGTGTATTTACATTTGACCTGGAGCTAGCGAGAAAGGCTGGATTGGCATTGTTTGGAGATGCCGTTGACTTTGCTGCGTATGCAGCCGGTTTGGTGATTGACCCGGTGGTGACCTTTTTCAATGAAGTATTCAAGTTCGGTGACCCTACACACCCGTTCAGCTTCAAGATCGACATTGTGGACCCCGTACTAGCGAGTGTCAAGAAATGGTTCACAACATTGATAAGTTTCGGAGAAACAACAGAAGGTAGGTGGAGTCTTGCTGCATGGGTTAACAACTTAGAGATTGAGATCACAAAATGGTTCAAAGGAATGTACACTTGGGTTGCATCTGCAGTAGAATCATTCAGCTTAACTGACACGATCAACAGCGCCTACACTAAAGCAACTGAGTGGGTGATTGGTGTGTTTAAATGGTCCGGTATACCTGATACATTTTCACTCACTACTACAGTCAAGCAGGTTTGGGAGGATATAAAAGGGTGGTTTACAGGTTTGATCAAATGGGTTGATTCCGATGAAACAGCTGGTGAGAAGGACGGATTTATAATCACCATTGTAAAAGACGTGATAACTAAGGTTGAGAAGTATTTCGCGAAGTTGTTCGATTTTAATGAAAAGAACCCACTGTTAGCAGCATTTGACATACTGATGTACTTTCCTAACATGGTTGTTAGTGGTCTGGGTCTTGCCAGCGAGTGGTTGCTCAAGCTGTTCGGGTTTGATGAAACCGCGGACAGTATTAAAGAGTGGACAGACATGTCCATAAGTAAAATGGTATCTGTATCAGTGTCCAAAGCGTGGGAGTGGTTGACTGAGAGGTTCCCAGATGTGACGAAATACTTAACCACAACATGGGACAAGCTCACCGGGAAAGTTGCTAATGTTGGTACATACATATGGGATGGAGTGAAGGGTGTATGGGAGTGGTTTGAAGATTTGTGGAGTGACCCTGAGGGCACGTTGAAACGATCATGGAATCAAATTGCCACCGGTGTGACTAATGTTGGTGACTGGTTGTGGACCGGTGTGGAAGGTGTGTGGAAGTGGATGAAAGACACGTTTGATGGCATGTTATCGTCTATAGCGTTTGGTTGGAATCAAATTGCCACCGGTGTGACTAATGTTGGTGACTGGTTGTGGACCGGTGTGGGTGGTGTGTGGAAGTG